CAGCCTCTACTAGCTTTATTAATTCTCTAGCAGTACTGACATTCATAACACTTAAACCAGTAGGTTCTACAAAATTAGTATTTGGCATTACTAAAGATCGTGCTTTGGCGTTCATGGCACGTATACAAGATGGTTTACCTCCTGGATACATTTCGCATAAAATTTCCGCGGCATGATTGTCAGATTTAATCAAGGCCATATCTATAAGTTGGTTTCTTGTAAAAAGTCCAATAGGTTCTGCAAGATCCTGATGTGCATCCAACACTACCATTACTGTCATTAGTTTACTAATGCTAGCAATACTGCGTACTTGATCAGGATTCTCGCTTTGAACTATTTGTCCAGTATTATCAGCAACTAGCCAACTTTTAGCTGTAACCTTAGGCCACTCAAAAGCATAACTACGAAAACTGATTAATAACCCAACAACGATTATAAGTTTTCGATAGTTGACCATTTTTTAAGTTTTTCTCTTTTAGCAATAGCGGCTTGCTCGATATTAGTCCAGCTGACTACGTCCATATCTTGAAGAATTTCAATCATAGCGTACAAGTCACCTAGCTCTTCTTCCAAGTGCTCTCGATTAGTTTTTGGCTTACCTGGTTTGTAATTGTCAATACCAAAACGATGACATTTGCTAATTGCTTGAATTACCTCTGCACATTCTTCACTAAGGATATTCATTACTTCACGTTCTTGACTGTTCATATTACCTCTGATTTGCAAATGGGGCTATGTATTTGCCCTCTGTTGTTGTACTGGTGCGCAATGTGTTATAAACATTTTGAATACCAACTGCTTGGTTCCATGCATCTTCTAACGCATGATGAGCTGTTACAGGCGGGCGTTGCGGATTAATGCCTAAATCAAATGCTGTACGCACATCTCTGACTTCCCAGAACTTCCATGGGATAGCTCTATTGATTTTACGGAATACATGTTCGCAAATAATAATATCAAAACAACTACCATTTGACCAAAAACGTTTAGCACCCCAACAGAATTTATAAAGTTGCTGAAAAGCATCTTCAATATCAATTCTTCCTTCGGGATCAAAAGCGGCTTCTTGCGCTTCTTTACTTTGATTAGCCCACCAAGCGATTGTGTCATCATTAGTAGTTAATCCTATCCTATCACAACTGTCCAAATCTACTTTAACATAGAAACTGTCCATTTTTGGTTCTTTTAATTCTGATCCAAATGGATCAAATTTTACAGCACCGATTGTAAGAATAGCGGCGTCGGGAGTTGTATTTAGAGTCTCCAAATCTATCATAATGTCAGTATTCATACTAACATTATAACATCATCATGCTACGATGTCAATAGAGTTTTGGTGGAAGTTGTTGGTCGCGTAGCTTTTTATTCCAACGTGCTTTGGCCGCACCTTTTTTACGCTTGCGTTCTGTAGTTGGTTTTTCGTAAAACTCTTTGGCTCTAAGTGTATCCAAAGTTCCGGCTTCGTCCATTTTGCGCTTAAATCGGCGCAGGGCCTGGTTGATGTTTTCACCATCTTTAACCGTTACTCCGGTACCTTTATTCTTCTTGTATATTGCCATCTTCTTCGTCTTCCCCTGAAGCTTCCTCGTCATTAAGTTTTTCGATGATCCATTCTAAATCATAGATTCTATTTTTACTTATCAAACGATAAGGAGTAATCTCATCAGTAGTTATATAGTATGAATTAGGTTGAGATAACAAAAAAGTAATAAATTTTTGAGTTATTGCATCGCTGTTATCAACATCAATAATAACACAATCTACTTGCATTGCTATACTTAACAACCACCCAATATCTACATCATCATTATCAAATATAAAAACATTAATGTCGTCTGGTATTTTACTTAAAATTGTCTGAAATTGTGATTTAACAAAGTTACTTGGTTTAACTAGCAAGTAACTCAGATTCATATTAAACAATTTATCCGGCGGAGTTATTAAGGTTATTCTTCCTAAGTTCATGTATTTGCTCTTCAAAGTGTGCTATTTTTTCTAGTGTGTAATCACTAAACTGTGGGCCAATGGATTTAGTTTGTTCAATAAAATTATATAGTTCAATGTCCGATTTGTCTACTGTAAAATCTTCAAATTTTCCTGCGCTGTATACTTTATACAATTCATCTACAGGTCTATGTACAACTCTTTCGTTTATTCTGGACCACAGATTACTTTTGGATTGTTCTTCATTTTGAACATATCCTACTCTCGGCTCTTGGTTTGCACTTGCCCCGTTTCGTCCTTCATCATGTAAGTCTTTTTTTTTGGATCAAGCATACTATCTATACCTACTTCAAAATTGTCATTCATTACATTTGAATATAAGGTAGATTGTGCAAGTGTATCTGGTGTAGCAGGTACAGATGTAAAATCAGCAGATACATCGCTTAATAAAGTAGGAGCAACTGTAGTTTGTACTGTTTGTTCTACTGGTCGGTATTTTTCTGGATTTTCTAATACATCAGCAAGTGATGTAGTTTTAGGAGTATCTAATGAAACTTCTTCACCGTTAGTATTGATGTAAGAATCGCCACGGGCAACACGATCTTCCATAGTGTCTTGTTCAGCAGTTTTAGCAACTTCGGCTTCCGCTTCTGCAATCATTTTATTCCACTTGTCTAATTCAGTTTCTTCTATTCCAAGTACTTCTGGATCAGTAGATTGCTCTAGTTCTGCTGGTGTCGGTTTCTCACCAACATCACTATCTAATTCTGCGATAGTAGGTGCTTCATCTTCTGCAACAAATTCTTTTGAACTAAGATCGTCTTCTTCTTTTTGTTCTCGAGTCCAACCAAAAGTCATTTGGCTAGCAAGTAGCATAATAACCGCAAGAGGATCAAATACAATAACAATAAGAACAATTATCCAAGTAACTGCACGTTCTAACATTCCTGCGTCTGGTGCAGTTCCGTAGATAAAGGCAGCGATATACTTAATTGGGCCAACTTCGGCGTCGACCTTGCGTACTTCTGCACGTATTGGAGCCGCTTCGTCGTTAAGACTAGCAATAAGTTTCTGCTGGGCTTCAATGTCTTTGGCAAGCGAAACCCTGTCCTTCTGCTGACTCTTACGTACAGCGTTGGCTTTGTCGGCACCTTTTTCATCTGACGAACGACCCATGATCTGGTCCACCGCTTCATCCATCTGTTTAAGTTGTTTGCGGTCGGCTTCGATATTCTCTTTGGCAGTTTTGATCTTTTCATCAAAGATAGCGATTTTGCTTTGAACGTCGCCCGATACAATGTTCTGGTCATTATGTGCTTTCGAAAGGAATCCAAAAATACCCATTGAAGTAATAAGCATTAATACAATGACTGCGGTCGTCATATATATTTTCATGAAACGTGGAGCACGTTCCCAATTTGCTTTTAACCAAGAGGCGCAGACAAGTTTACCAACTTCTAAAGCTGACCCCATAATCATAATAGGAATCACAGCCGCAGAAAAGATAGCGGTCAAACCTACCACTGAGTAGTAAATTGCGACCGCCGAAATTGTTAAACCTGTTAGTAAAAGTAGATACGCTAATATCATCCTTATCCAATCATTATAGTGGTGTACCTACCAACGTTGTTCCGCTAATCTGTGCTACAGATGTTACTGCGGTAAACGCTTGTGCTGGAGTACAAGGTTGAAGAATAGTGACTTTAGTTTGTGAGTCACCGTTTTGAGCTGGGTTCCAAACACGATAGGTTTTACTCCAACCTGCGCTTGATCCGCCAGTTACTAGTGCTGTTGCAATAATATCTTGAATAGCTAACAAATTGGTTGTAATAGCTGTGCTTGTAGAATTTAAACTATTGTAAGCTGTACCAGTAGTACCATCTGCGTTAGTATATGTTCCGTTAGCTGTTCCACCTTGACTAGCTAACCACTTATTCCACTCACCTAGGATGAATGTATCACGATCAAATTCTACAGTAAATGCAACTGCTGTGTTTGCGCTAGTAGCATCTGCGCCACTTGAAGCACCTGTAATAACTACATCTAAAATACGGCAATCTGCAACACCTGATAGTCCTTCAACAATACGTTCCCAACGTAAATTGCCTTGAGCAAGCAATAATGATTGTGCGGCTGTCATAGTGGTGGCATTGGTATAATTTGAGCTATCCCAATCGTATGGGTTTACACCACCACCAGCTGTTCCAGTAGTTGCAAAGTTTGTATTTGTATTAATCGAAACACGGTAAATGCCCTGTGTTAATTGATTGCTATCTTGTTGGTATCCTGATCCGGCCATAATTGCCTACTCCTAGTTTATAGTATATTTAGCCAGTGAATTACTTAAACACAATTAATGCAAGCATGGCGGCTTGGCAAAAGAAGCCAAAACCAATGGTTACAATGTTCAAAAAGTCTTTTTGGATTGCGGCTTTAATAAAAAAGCAGAATAATCCCGCCCAGCTAAACAAAACCATGTCTACTGGGGGCATTTTTTCAGTTAATCCTGTTAAAACTGCTAACATAGTAGGAATTGTAGCCAAGTGTAGCAGAATTACTGCTACCCAGCCCATAGTTTCTGCACTAACATGTGGCGCATGTTCCTTAATGTTTTTAACCAACAAATCTAAATCAAAAAAGTTATGTAAGCCTGTTTTGATTTTTTCAACGGTTGTGTTCATGCTTGTCCTTAATTATAAAAAATGTGGTGGCCAATTTTAGCTACGGGCTTTTTGTTCCAGCCTGGTTGTACATAGTCCCCATGGAAATATAGGGCGTTTTTTAAGTCTGGAAGGCGGAATCCTTCCAATAATACTTTCTTTGCTACTTCCATACTTTCTGTATACATTGGACCATTCATAGGCTTCATAGCACTTGGTCCTTCACAATACCAACTAAATTGGCACATGACTTTTTCGTACACAACATTTTTTTGATATACAACTTTACAGATGTCGCTAGGGAAAGCGCCGCTTTCTGTACGGTTGATTGTAACTTGTGCAACTGCTACTTTACCTTCAAAAGGTTCAGAGCCTGCTTCATGATATATGTTACGAGCTAGACAATCTAATTGTGTTTGTCTCATTTGTGCTGTAACTGGGCTTGCTTGTTCGCGAGCTTGTTTTAAGTGATCAAACTTACGGGCAACCGTAACTTGAACTACTCCTAGTACTGTTAGCATTACTAAACAGTTTATTAAAATTTTGATGATGCGTATCATTTTTGTCTCCTTTACGCTGGATGAGGTATCGCTACTACCGTCATTAATTAATGTTTGGCTGTATCCGTTTCTCCTAAATCTAATAGCCGTTGCCCCAAAACCTTTTGGGGACAATATATAGTTATCCTCTGTTTCCAGAGGTAAAGTACTATGTTTATGCATAAACACAGTTTAACGTCTCATTTTAGAAATGTCAACTGCTTGTTCATCGCTAAAAACCGGCACTGCGTTGCTTTTATGCATGGTTGCGATGCCTTTTACCTTTGTACCCGTATAAACTTTAGCAGGAGCCAAACTTGCAACACCGTTAGTAGTGCCCAAACTTTTAATATGTGCTGTAGTATCTCTGCCAGCCGGAATACTCAAATTATATACAGTACTCAAACTGGGCGCACTCATAGCACGATTACGCTTTTTTTCTTCTTGCTCAACACCTTGACGTTTGAGCAATTCTTTCCAACTTGCATCCAATTGCTCAGCCTTTCTTTTAGCATCTGCTGAAGCGAATTTCTTTTTGCCTTTCTTTTTGCCAGAAGTACTAAGCCAAGGGCCTTCTAAATGCATCGACATATCAGTTCCACTCCATTAGTTGTTTGCCCGATTGTGTTTCTATTAATGTTGAAACAAGTCCACCAATTCGATTGTGTAAAGGATCAGTTGATTTCATCTTGTTTGCATCAAACGGAAGTTGCATTTTAGAAAGCCAATGTTTAGTCATACGAAGCAGATCAATATCATTCTGACATTGTTGCATTGATAAAAATACGCATCGGTCAACTGTATCATGAAACTCGTTACTATCATCACCGTATCTTAACTTAGCATCTTGCATTAGATTACCCAATTCATCTGCCATAGTTTTAGGATCAAATTTAAGTATGTTCCAAAAATGTTGCTGATCTGGTGTCAATTTGAACTCCAAAAGTTATAACAATACTAGTATTATACTAGCTTGTTCAAATTATGTCAACGGAGTTTATACTCGAAAACTTTCACCGCAACCACAGCGGTCGCGCTCGTTTGGATTGATAAAATCAAATCCTTCGTTGAGTCCGTTGCGAACCCAATCCATTGTTAAGCCTGCTAGGTAAGGCTCATCTTTCAAACTGACTAGTACGCAGAAATCGTTTTGGGCATAATTGATTATGCCTTCTTCTCCGTCATACTTGTCCACATATTCTAACACATAAGCCAGGCCACTACAGCCTGTAGTTCTTACACCTATGCGTATACCTATACCTTTGCCTCGTTTAGCAAGATTTTGCTTAATCTTAGCTTGGGCTGTGTCGGTTACGATAATCATCTAATGTAGATTGTTTTTCTGTTTATAATCCGCAATGGCAGACTTCAATGAATCTTCCGCTAGGATTGAACAATGTATCTTTACCGGAGGTAAAGATAGTTCCTCTGCAATCGCTGAATTTTTAATTGTACTTGCTTGTTCAAGAGTTTGTCCTTTTAGCCATTCAGTTACTAGAGATGAACTTGCAATAGCACTGCCACAGCCATAGGTTTTGAATTTTGCATCTACAATAATTCCGTCTTCGACTTTAATTTGCAACTTCATTACATCTCCGCAGGCCGGACTTCCGGTGAGTCCTGTGCCAACGTTGGGATCATTTTTATCGAGTGATCCAACATTTCTTGGATTTTCATAATGATCCAATAATTTTTCACTGTAAGCCATAACTACCTCCTGTAATAAACTTTACTACTTCAATGGGTTGATAGCTGTCCCATTTTTTCCTGTTCTCTTCGCCTTTGATAAATTGTATATTCTTTTTTCCGCCTAATAACAAAGGGTCTATGCCTAATTCAAAACCCTGTCTATGTGGAATAATATGATCTATTTGCCAGCTATCTTTATACTTACCTGTTTTTGGTACCCATTCACCGGCTTCTTTCATTTCTTTAAGTGTTCGGTATGTATAATAACGAACTTGGCTACGATATAGCTTAAGGGGTTCTGTAATTGGATTCTTTGGACGCAGATTATTTAATTTGCCATCTTTATTGGGATTATTAGTAAGGAAACGCTGACGAGCTATTTCATTAGTTCCGCCTTTATTCCAACCCCAACCTTTCTTAAGTCCATTGAGGTTTTGCTTTGCCTTTTGTTCGCTTGTTAGTTTTATACCTTTATTCCAAGGATCGTATTCTCCTCTATTAAGAGGATTTTTACATTTCTGAGAACAATAATCTAGAAACCTAGGTTTAGTTATAAAACTAGATTCACAAAAAAGGCACACTTTAGTTAAACCATACTTGTTTTTCATACAAGTATTTATCTAGGTGCGCCCGTTTGTGTGTATCAGTTTGGAACAGCTACAATTTTATGTACACCAGTTTGTGGATCGATCATTTCTTGCCAGTGCATATTTGGAGGAGGTGCTTGAACAGCTGGTTGTGTATAAACTACACTAGGCTGTGTATAAACAACTGGAGGTTGTTCTACAACTACTGTACGTGGTTGAGCGATTTCATAACCTATTACTCCACCTACTACAGCTGGGGCAACCCAACCTAACCCATATCCACCACGATAGCAACATCCACCACGATAACGAAATCCTTCGTGAGCTTGAGCTGTTGCGGTTCCTACTATTGCCAATAATGACAAAGCCAAAAATAACTTTTTCATAATACTACTCCTTTAAGCGTATACTAATACAACGCCTTAGACTTATATTTAGTTGACTTATTTGGCTTCTTTACGAGCGTTTTTAACTGCTGTAACATCATTACGTGCTTCTTTACATAACTTTGCAAGTTCTTGCAAATGTTTACGAACACGGGTACCGGCAGCGCCGACTTCTTTATCGTAGAATTTTTCGAAGTCGCCTTCCATTGCTTCTACTAATTTTGTGAATTCTGAATATTTGTTTGTAGCCATTAATTTCTCCTTTTAGGCAAGTACAGAGTACTTATTGTTATTGTATGCTGACAGAAAATAAATGTCTATTTAATTGGCTGAAACATTTCCTGATCCGCTAGTAATAGTGTGATCATAATGTCCATCTGAATCGTATTTGTCACCAATGCGACCAATTGCTTTGCCGTTAACAAAAACATTGCCGCTGAATGTGCTTAATGTTGGAGCATGGTCGACCGGGCTACTTACGCAAGGGTTTCCGTCTGGATGGCTTACCATTGCGTCACCTTGTCTGACCACACCAATGCCATTTACAAATACATTACCGCTACCAGCATCACTAGCTTGTGTTGTTGGAGTGTTCCAATGCCAAGCGTATGCTCCACCTCTATTAAAGGCGCATCCATCGCCCTGTGCGCCGTCAGTTGCGGCTACAGAGCTTTTTCCGGCAGATAATGCTATTCCTGGCATACTAATATTTATACTAGTTTAATTCCCGAAGTTGACTCTAAAAACTGTTTAGCAAATGCTTGATCAGTTGGTTCGGCAACTGTTACTGTGATCTTAGAAAGTTTTACATCAGCCTCTGGGCTGACTGTAAACAAGTATGGCATTAAGACTGGGCCTTGTTGTCCCATACCAATTACCATTGGTTTTGATAGTTTGTAGTAGCTATCAGTTTCCTCTGTTAGTTTTGCAACTAATTCTTCGCCTGATGTAAGTTTAAGTGTAATAACTTCGCCTACTGCTACGCCTTTTGAAATTAACATATTATACCTTTTCGAAATGTTTTTTGAGTTCTGTAAACCCGCCAATTAATTTATCATCTAAAAAGATTTGTGGCACAGTTCTGGCATTGGGTACTGCTTCCAGTAGTTGTTCACGTGTGTAATCTTTTTGGATATTACGCTCTTCAAATGCGATGCCCTTCATTTTTAATAGTGCCTTTGCTTGATCGCAATAAGGGCACTGATTCTTGCTCCATACTATAGCTGTCATATTATTTCCTTTTATGTATTATAGCGCAGGCAATGCTTCATAGTCAATACCTTCGCCCATTACACCAATCACATAATTTGTCGATTCGGATTCTTGTAATGCTGTTTGTTTTTTACTTGTATCGGTATGTTTAGTAAACCAAGGAATTGGTGTACTGCGAGGTGAATTTGTTTGATATTTAATTCCAATATCTTTTAATGCGGCGGCGGCCGTGTAATCCATGAAATCTTTTAGAATGTTAGCATTGAGTCCAATGACTGGTCCTTTTTGGAACAAGTAGTCAGCCCATTCTTTTTCTTCTCTAATAACATCCATGTACATTTGATACACTTCTGTTTCACACTCTGCTTTGATTTCTGCAAACCTGCTATCTTCCTTTACTACTTGATTGATAATAAATGCAGTCCAGGCCTTGTGTAGAAGTTCATCTTGCAAAATCAAACTGATAATGTTTCCATTACCAATAAAGATCTTATTCTCCACCATGGCTAAACTTGTAGCGAATGATACCATAAAGCGGAATGCTTCTAGTGCGTAACTAGCATGTAAGGCCATATAGATTGCTTTAATGTGCATCTTTTCTGTAATGCCACTGATTCCCAGTTCGGATGAACAATTTATTCTGTGTAATGCATCATAATAATTTCCAACAGTAGAAGCCATGTTAACAATTTCTTGTGTATCATGTATTGTGTTGAATACTTCTTTAGGTACACCGTAGATATTACGTATGATGTGGCTATACGAACGACTGTGAATGTTCGTTTCAAAAAATGTCCAATTATATACTAAGGCTTCGAGTTCCGGCAAACTGACAACAGGTGTAAAGATTTGGCTGGGTCCACGACCTTGCAAACTATCAAGTGCCGTTTGACGGAGTAAATTGCTAGTAAAAATATGTTTAATCGCATCGCTTGCATCCTTAAAGTCATTGGCGTCTTTGGTAAGACTAATCTCTTCAGGTTGCCAGAAGAAGCCTCGGGCTGTCGCTTCAAAGTCTGCAATCTTACGATATTTAGTCTCCTCAAATCTCTGTATTGTGACTGGACCTGCAGGATCTAAGAACATCTTACGATTAAGATAATCAGTTGGTTTGCTTAAATCATATTGTTGTTTTGACATTTATTTTGTTCCTGGGTAAAAAGTTGGACTGTAGTAGTCAATTTTAATTCTGTTATCTTGATAAGTGCAAGATATTTCTTTTCCGTTTTCCATAATAACAGTCATATCATCATACACACAAGTTACTTTGTAATTTATTTCAACTGTATCAGATAAATTCATATTGCTTCCTTTAGTTCTTTCCATTCTACAATTTGCAACTTTCGCATCCCTCTTCGTCGTCAAAATTAATGTGTTCAAGTGGCATGACTGGAGCAATCTCATCATCTGCCTTACTACCTGCTTTATTTATAAGGCTATAATAGAAGGTCTTGATACCAAAGTAATGTGCCTGCATCAAGTTCTTTGCTATCAATGTAGTTGGAACTTTTCTGTCAGGAAAATGTTTGGGGTTATAAAAAGTATTTACAGATATAGCCTGATCAACATAGGCGGCAAGAACTGCGGCTGTCTTTAAATAACCGTCACAATCTTTTTGTTCCCACATCATCTGATATTTGTTTTTTAATTTATGATATTCAGGTACAACTTGTGTAAAGGATCCTGCCTTACTTTCCTTAACCGAAATTAAGCTCATAGGCATTTCTATTCCATTAGTACTATTAATAACAACACTACTAGACTCCACTGGAGCAATAGCCATAAGTGTAGCATTTCTAACTCCATATTGTTTCATATTAGTACGCAGTGTTTCCCAGTCAAGTTCAGGTGTGAAGTCTGCTAGTTCATTAGCACCTTCAGCTCGTAGTTCCCAGGGAAAGATCCCCTGGCCGTAGCGTGTCTGACTACTATGTAGGCACGCTCCACGTTCTTTGGCTAGTTCTACTGTTGCTTCTGTTAAGTAGTATGCTTGATGTTCCATCCATGCTTTAACTTCTTGTAGCGCATCTTTATCACCATACTTCATACCACGTTTGGCATGCCAATAGGCTAGATTAGTCACTCCAATACCCAACGGCGATATCTCATCATTGCTTAACTTAGACTGAATACTTAAGAAATCTTGATAGTCGAGTATATTGCAAAGACTACGTTGTAAAATTCTACATGCCCTGCGCATGTCTTCCGGATTTCTAAATGCACCCCAGTTGATAGATCCAAGAGTGCATAACGCTATGCGGCCATCCTCATCGTCAAGACGCTTAAATGATTTAGTGGGCAGTAGAATTTCACAGCATAAGTTACTTTGATAGATGGTATGATACTCGGGATCAAATGGTCCTTGCTTCTGTACATTATCGATAAACACAAGATAGATACGTCCAGTATCTGTACGTTCTTTTAATATTCCGCCTTTGAATACTTCCTCCGCTGTCATTGTTTTAGTCCGCAAGTCTGTTCGCTTTTCATATTTTACATACAGTTCTTCAAATTTTTCTGTGTTACGATAAAAGGCTTCATATAAGTCGGGTACTTCATTCGGATCAAAGAAGGTAATGTTTTCTTTGTTCTTAAATCGTCTCCAAAAGAACTTGCTAATGACAACTCCATAGTCCATGTGTCTAACTCTTGTTTCCTCTGTGCCTTGGTTGTTCTTAAGAACAATAAGGTCATCAAACTGATGATGCCAAATGGGATAAAATACAGTAGCACTTGCATTACGAATACCTCCTTGACTGCAACTTCTAAGATCACCGAACCATTTCTTTAAGAATGGTATCATACCAGTGTGCATGATCTCACCGCCTCTAATGGGACTACCCAATGGACGTAAACGGCCGATCTCTAAACCAATGCCAGCACGTTTGCTAGCATACTTGGCCATCATCTCTCCAGAAGCAAATATGCTATCCAGATCGTCGTCACTGCGGATAAGCACACAACTAGAAAACTGCTTAGTCGGAGTGCCAAGGCCAGCCAGCACAGGTGTAGCGAGAGTAAACAGGCCATCGGATGCTGCCTGATAGTATTCTTTAATGTAACGCATCCTTGCGCTATTCGGTTCTTCTTTATGGAACACAGTAGCCGCGGCAATAATATATCTAATTTGTGGAGTTTCATAAATTTCCTTTGTCGCACGATTGCGTACCAGGTACTTCTCTATCAACTGCTCGATAGCCGCATATCCATACTGTTCATCCTTTTCGTGATCCAGCATATCATTCATTTTATTCCAGTCCTCTTCGCTGTACCACTCTAATAATTCGGGCGTATATAAACCTATGTCAACATTACGTTGCACAATAGAGAAAAGGTTTGGAACGGTATACGAACTGTATACATCTTTTCGTAGCATACTCAATCTTTGTTTACCTGCTACGTATTGATAGTTAGTATGACCTACATCCGGATTAGATTCGACATCGATTAGATCTACAATAGCACGTAACGTTATGTTATCAATCTCTGTTGTGGTAATACCGTCATAAAAATGAGGTTGGCTTTTGATTTCAATCATACTCTGACTGACATCGGCAATTCCTTGGCATACCTTGGCAATCTGCGCTTGCCATTTTTCAACTGCTAGTGGCTCTCTTTGTCCACTTCTCTTAATTACTGTAATCTGGGT